GCCTTAGCGACTCGATCGATCATTTTAAGCTCGCTGGACTCTAGTAATAGATTGGCGGTATTAGCCGCGCTTGATGTCTTACTGATAGAAGCTAGGCGTGCAATCTCTGTAAGTTGGATCTGTACGCGCTCGTTATATGACTCTTTAGCCGCAAGGGTGCCAGCGGCCGTTATCGCAGCGTTATATTTCTTGAACGCCTCCTCACGTGCCAGCTCTTTATTACCCTCGGCCATTTTGCTATCGTTAATAACCTTAAGCTCTGTGAGTAGCTGAGTATTTAGGGACTGTAACGTAGCGTTACTAATCTCCTCGACACCGGCTAAGCGCTGCATATCAGCGTTTTTCTGGAATTTAGCGAGCTCGTCGATTTTCTTAAGAGCGGCCTCGCCTTTATCCTCCTCAATGAGCATAAGCGCCTCTAGGCGTAATTTAGTCTCTTTGTCATAGGTAGCTCTAAGAGCTGCAGCTATAGAGATACGGGTATTATCAAAAACGGCAGAAGCTTTAGTAAGAGCTAGTTTTTGTTTTTCTGCTCTAGCCGCTTTAGCGTTAGCCGCTGCTAAATCTTTAGCTCGTTTAGCGGCAGCTGCCTCGGCTTTTTTACGTGCCGCATCGTTAGGATCTACAAAGGTACCGCCGAGAGCTGAGCTCGGATAGCCGCCCATACCGGCTGGGACGGCCTCTTTTCCAAATCTGCGAAAGAACTCTCCAAGCTGACCAAACATACTGCGCTTAAGAATTTCCGGCCATATTTCAGTAATGTATTTATCTACTCCCGGCAAGCTCTTAAATTTTGCGATCAAGGTAGAGATACCGGTAATTACTTCGCCGGTATATGTAGCGAGATCCTGCATCCCATCGGCTAGAGGCTGGATCGTATTACCGTCTCCGGCTAATAGTGACAAGCTTTCCATTAAACTTTTACCGATTGTTTCGGTAGCCTCACCTGCAGCGTTAGATAAAATACCCATTTTGCCAGCGTAAGTATCAAGGTAAGCGGCATTAGCTCCGGAAAATTGGTTATTAAGTTTATCCTGTACATCGGCAAATTTCATCGTCTTAAGCTCGGCCTGAGTCAAGCCTAGCGAGTATTTACGCAAGCCTCGAGTCTGCCCTACGTAGGCTAGTGATAAATCGTTTACAACGGTCTCATAAGCGACTCCGCTACCGGCGCTTATATCTAAGGCTTGAGTCAGTAACTCTGTGGACTTGGCTACTGAACCCGTCGTGGTCAATAGTTTCTGCATCGATGGACGGAGCTGATCGTCGGTTACGCCTGAGGCGCGAGATAGCTGAGATATAAACTCCTCGATGCGTGGAGTCTCAAAGGCTAAGCCTAAATTTTTTACCGATATTGCTAAACGTGATGCGGCCTTTTCATCCTCGACAAAGGCTTTAACGGCAGCCTTACCGAATTGAGATATTTTCTGCACGCTAAAGGCAGCGGCGAAAGTAGCGCCTAGTTTTTTTGCGCCTTTCTCAAAGGCTCCAATTTGTTTAGTACCTTTAGTTAAAGCTTTACCATCAAAGGTCGTAACCGCGCTTACGACTAAACTAGGTAGGGTTGCCATTATGCGGCCTTTCCGTATCGGCCTTGATTAAATGCAGCGATCGTTTTCTCTATAGCGCGGATGACTGCCGCTTGAGCTTTACCCTGATCCTCGTGCCAAGCTCTAAAGATCATACGGCCGCGCTCCTCGCGCTTATTGCCATAGAGAGGACCCATACGGCTTACAAAATGCTCACCGGCTCCTGGGTTATTTGAGCGATAGCCTTTACGGGATGTGGTCTCGGCGCGGCCGGCTGTCTCATAGATAGATCCGGCGGCAGATTTATTACCTACAAAGTAAAGAGCCCTCCAGCCGTTGCGATTCTTTTGACCGCCGGACTGTGAGTAGTAGATCCCTTTTTTTACCGTAGCGTGATCGTAAAGCGGAAAGAGCCTTACGCGGCCCTCGGTGTTAAAGTTTCTAAAAGCCGAGTTACGAGCTGTAATAGTTTTACCTACCGTGTTTTCGTTCCACGCATAAAGGTTATCCGGCTGAGGTGATGGAGCATATCCTCGAGCCTTATCGCGTAACGGCATCATTACGCCCTTAATTTCGGCGTTCATCTCTTTAAGTAATTCCGGATCTACTTTACGGATGGCCTTGATAGTCTGCTTAACGCCTCTTACTTCTATTGGCATATTGCTCGGCCTCCTTAGCTTGATCGTTTAACACTTGTATTAACATCTTATACATCTCTACATCGAGATCGAGCACCGATTGAGGCGAGATCCCTAACCGTATAGATAGCTGGGCTACCTGATAGGTTAGGGAGTCTCGCCCTAATCTAAAGGTTCGTCGTCGAGTACTTCCACCTTAACCAGAGTATCTAAAAAATCCGGTCCAAAAGGTTTAACTACTACCCCTGCCATTTTGAGGCACTCGTGCGCCAAAAAATATAGATCAGTCTGTTTAGAATCCTCAAGAAAAGCTCGGTGAAAGCCTTTCTTTACGTGCAACTCAAAGGCGTACTCAATCCTTGGCGTGATTTGATGCTCAGTAACCTCGCCCGTAGCCCTTGTGATTTTTAGTTTTGCCATTTGATTGCCCCTTTTCTAGTTAGTTATGGTGTTACGTCTACGATAATAGGTGAGTTACAAGTAAATGTAATCGATTGGCTTGATATGTCACTAACGGCGCCGTTAATGTCGGTAGTGTTGTTTACCAAAATCGTACTTTGGTACTCGGGATTGGTTGTAGATACGACTGCGTTAGTCTGCTTAAGTGTGATAGGCACTGTTGTACCCCACGCAGCTTGAAGTGCAGCGCGTACAGATCCGGCACCGGATGCTGCGTTATCGTTTAGAAAATCTAGCGTAATGGTTGAAGTCTCGAGGCCCTTAGTAAATTTCCTCGCAGAATCTCCCATCGCACTTATATCCAGTTCCTCAAATACGCGGTTAATTGTTGCGCTCGTTACGTGATCGGATAGGTCTACGCTATTTAGTACGACCTGAACCCCGTTTGACAAGAATACGGCCATTGACCTATTCCTCGCTCTCTGTTGTTTGTGTAGTTGGTTTTTCTTTTGCTACTTTGATCGGTGCAGCTTCGTCTACGATCTGTCCGATCTTTCGCAAAAACTTTAGGTCATCCTCTGTATATGGCATTTATTAGCTCCAGCTCGTTAGTACGGATATGTCAAAACTGGCCGTAAGCAAGGTACCGCTCTGTACTTCAAGTACTGAGGGAGCCGACATACCGCCAATATTCATTACAATATTTGATGCTGTAAGTTTATTAAAAACTGCTACCGCCAAAGTTTCGATACCGTTAAGGTTGCCGTGATTGTCCAACATCGGCACGGTCATAATAATTTTTAGGTTCGCTAATGGCGAGATACTTGCATAAGAGTTATTACTCGGTGTGATGTATAAATCTGCCGGAGCGACGATTACGCTATTAGCTGTAATAGTTGGGGGCGGAAAACTGTACGTGCTCCACTGATTTGCATTTGCTAAAGCTGTAGCAAGTGAGGCTCGGAGTGTAGTTATCGCGGCTGGCATTTATCCGACCATACTTCCGGGATTTTGGTAACCGGATAATAAAGCTCTTACTTTTCCGATTGTTGAGTTACCCATACGGTAGGGACTAGGACTGAACCCATCTATCGTTACCCCTCCGGTTTGGCTGACCTGCCTTGATTGGAAAACATCGACCGCTAATATCATCGCGGCCTCTCTTATTGCTGGGGTCGTAGCGTATGAGTTTGTCTTTGTATCTGCTCCTACGGCTGAGCCATAAGGTAGTACGCGTTGAAAATTAACGTTAGCGCCGGTCTTGGCGAATTGGATAAAGCTGTAACCGTTAGGCCAATTAAAGTAAGTGTTATTCCATACGATCGATGGTAGCTGTGATGTAGTGCCAGCGCTCCAAGGGATCGTACCGGTGATCGTGTAGGTACCGTTAAAGGTTGAGCCGCATCCACTCAAGGTTACAGACTGCCCGGTAGTAAAGATCATAGGGTTAGCGACCATCGCGGTAATTACATTATTTTGTAGAGTTACGCCTACTACCGGAGCTGAGGCGAACCATAAAAACTGATTAAGGAGATCCTGCGCCGTTTGGCAGCACGTCTCGACTATATCGCTCGAGTAAAGATTCTCTATGCCAAGGTTAGCGCGTAGCTCGGCCTCAGTGACGTATGTAGCTGGCATCTTTACTCCAATCTTAAAAGAGGCCGGTAGGGCTCAAAGGGCTAAGAGCCCTACCGACTATTAGTTTTTTGCTTATGCCTTCAAGTATCTAACGATACCGTTAGGCATTTTTGCGATAGTTGCCATAAAGCCGTAGATCGCTACCTGTACTTGTAGGTTAGATACGACGTTTACGCTCATATAAGCCTGTGGGCTACGGTAAACCGTGAAAGCCTCAGGTGCCAAAATTAGCGCTGATGAGTCATCCACTGTGGTCTCTGTGAAGTTCTTGTCTACGTAGAGATCAAGTCCTAGTACGTTACCGCGAATAGCCTGTGGGCCTACCTGTCCGGCCGCGTTCATCGGCTGAATTGCCGAATAAATTGGTCTCTTTGTGGTATCTGTAGCGCCCATTAGTAGCTGCCATTGTGCGGCATTACCTACGTAGTTTTGCGCGAAATAACCTGTGTTTTTGTAGATAGCGGCTGCAGCTTGTGAAGTAAACGCAATGACTCCATCGCTGTCAGCGGTTGTAGGTGTCGAACCTGTACTAGCTGTTAGTAGTGCATTTACTACGGCTGTGTCGATAGTAGTTAGGTATGCGTTTTGTAGCTGTTGTGTTAGCTCTGCATAGAAATTAGGATCGGACCTCTCGAGGAGCTCAATACTGATGGTACCCATACCGGAATACTTCTGTACTGTGCCACTTAGGTACGCGCTCTGCATATCTGTATTAGATACTGCGCCGTTTTCTGCCTCTACTGTAACGGTTGGCGCTACGCCTGTACCGCCGCCAGCTGCCGTGACAAGTGAGGGCACATTTATGGTCATACCCTGTGCCGGCAAAACGCCTTGAGAACAAGCATCAATCGCAGGTGTACCAAAACGTGTATTAGTTACAAATTCTTGTAGGTACTGAGTAGGGTTAAACGCTGGGTTTCCAGCAAAATCATCGGCTGCAGTTACGTAGAGCTTTGATTCATCGCTACCTAGTGCAGCTTTGATTTTATGCTCTGTATATGTAGCCATAGAGACGATAGGTGTGCGTACTCTTTGTGAATCGAGCACGGATGGACGGATGATCTTACGAGCTGCCTCGACTTTTTCAGCCTCGGCCGGTGCATCTACCGGAGTATCGTCCGGTGTATTTTCTGGGGCTGTAGTCACAGCTTCCTCACTTTCGGTTTCTGTTTCGGTTTCGATCTCTACGATAGTCGTAGAAATAGTAGTAGTTTTTTCTTTTGTACTTGTTGCAGCTTCTAACTCTGCACGTGCCGCCATAATCTCATCAACGGAGGCGCTAGAAAATGCGGCGCTCTCGACGAGCGACACCTCTTTGAGGACGGCCGCCGTGACGAGCAAGTAATCTCCCATCGGCTTAGAGGCGGTTACATCCACCCCTACGGATAAGCCGCTTACGAGATTTTCTTGCGCAAGGAGTAGGGCATCCTGTCCTCGGCTGCTCATACTCAATCGAAAGGATCCATAAACGCCAGCGGTAGAGTCGCTAAAGCTGATAGCTCGGCCTACCGGTTTATCTTGTTGATGCTGCGCTAGTAATTTTATTTTTTCTGCATCGGGAATAGCAATAGAGCCGCGCTCGAACATTACGGGCCCTGCGCTTGTGTGTCCTACCTCGCCATATGGTGCAACGAGTCCGGATACGATTCGGCGCTCTGTATCTGCAGCTTGTATCTCTTGACTAAACGTTAGTAGCACTTGCATCTCCTAGCGGTGTGAGTGATTCCATCTCTCGGGCTTGATCGACGTTAATTAAATCAAGACTTAGCATCTTTTCGATAATATCTAAACGATCTTTTGCATCGACACGTAAAAACGTATCGTCAATCGCAAAACGAACCTGATTTTGGCTATTTGTTATGTCATTCATTGAGAGCCTGTCCTCAATAGCTGAGATATAAGGCTGTAGTGAGTACGCTACAAATTCTTTACGGCCATCTAAAATATTTTGGTACGTCATCGAATTATTCATATCGGCACTGAGTAAATAGCTTGGCACGTTCATCGCTCGGCTAATTTCCGTAGCGAGGTACTGCGAGGCTTCCGTGTACATCATATCCTTAGGACTAAAGCCGATATTTTCTGCAGTGAGAGTAGAGGTCAAATATGCGGTACTGCGATTTTTTCTAGCGGAATTCCATCCAGCTAATATGCCTTGGATCTGTGTTTCCGGTAAATCCGCACCATTATTTTTCAATATAGTGGTAGCCATCGGTGTCGCGGCAGATACCGCGCTCGCTCTTTGTATATCCCACGCGGCTTTAATTGTAGTACCGGCTGTTTGTAATACTCCTGGTATTAACGATTGAAAAGTAACAAGGGAACCGATACCGGCCATTGGTACAAGATTGCCGTCGATAAAATAATCTTTAATTTCTGTACCGTATTGGTTAGTGGTATATGTAACGCGATTATTAGCGACCCACTCAAAGCCGGATGGTCTTCCGTCATCAGCATACAGAGAGGTCACTCTCCAGTACGCAACGGAATAAAAAATTAAACTATCAACGGTTGCACTGATCGTAACGCTACGAGGCTGGCGTATATCCGGCTGTTCTAGCCATACCGGAGATCCTAATTTTTCGCCGGTTGATTTTTTATAAAGTGCAAGATCGATCGATGAGATAACTCCGGCAATTAAATTACGGCAACGTGCAACGCTGGCAACCTGTAAAGCAAAATTACGATCGATACCGATACCGTTATAGCCAAAAGCTGAGTTAGTATTAAACGATCCATACCCGTAGGTGGTATCCATAACCGCCGGGGCATACTGAGCTTCAATAGTCGGCTTAGCAGCTGACTTAAAGCCTAGAGTTTGTAGTAATCCCATAGAGCGCATTTTCCCATATTGTCAAGCATAAATACGGCTATAGAGCGCGTGTCTAACTGTATACTTTAGCCTCACCTAAAGGCTGAGTCAGTACGTGTACGACCATACTTAGTCCGATTGCAATATCGACCGGTCCGGCTGATTTCCTCCGAATGATACGCCAGCTTGCATCCGATTCTTTAGCTGCGCAATTAGCCATAGAGGTAACGAGCTCATCTTGGCCCGAGTGCACGAGCCGCTTATTACTGAGAGCTTCATAGAGGTCCCCACTAGCCTGATACCCCTTAGTGCCGGATATGTCGAGTATCTGTATACCGTTTACCTCAAGGCGTTTGGCGATTGAAGCGGTCGTATATTTGTCGTAGGCCACTTGGCGCGGATAATAAATTTTGGCCCACTTGGCAATCGCATTAGCTACAAAGAGCTCATCGATGGATACGTCCGAGTGGAATATCTCGAGCACCGCTACGCCTATACGGCCGTCTGCGAGGACTTGACCCATCACGAGCGAACCATCGCGCCTTGACGGTGCAACATCAAAGGCGAAAATAGTAAGAGGCCCGGGTACGAGCTTAAGGTCTTTATCGCCTGACTCCTCGACGGACATATGGGGCCAAGGTGATTGGCTACTGCTGACCCATTGACAAAGTAGCTCGGTTTTCGTGGTCTCTATTGGCTGTGTAGCTACTGCCTCCTCGAGTGCCTCCTCGGTGACGGTGTAGCCGAGCGCCGGGTTAGCCATAGCCCACGCATCGCGGTCGGTGATCTTGGCAAAAGGTGGAGCTGAGTACTCGTAGTAGCCAAAAGACTTAGGCGGTGTACTTCTCGCGCGCTCGACTAGATCGTTAAGCACGGTACTAAAACTATCTCCGGCATTTGAGCATAAAAGCGTTTGAGCATTTGGCTTAGCGCGTGTTGTAGGGGTTGCAGCTCTAAAGCCCTCCTCCGAGATTTCACGGATCTCATCGACGAATAATAGGCTGGCTGACCTGCCTCTACTACCGTCGCGAGTCGCAGCTACTACATCTAGCCGGTGCCCGTTTTTAAGCTCGATCGACTCGGTACCATTGGCGTACCGGATCTGTTTAACCTGCCGGCCCAGCTCGTCCGAGCCCTCGATCGCGTAGGCCACTTGCCTAAAGGTCTCTAAAGCCATCGATCTATTAGAGCTCATAATAAGCACGTTAGGGCTATCAAATAAATACATATGCCCTAATATCATCATACGCGCGAGGTGAGTTTTGCCCTGTTGGCGAGCGCATAAAACGAGGTTTGTTTTCCGGATAAACATATTATCGTCATCTACCGAGGTCATATCTCGAATTACAAAATCTTGCCAAGGCATAAGCGGTAGGCCGATGCTATCTGCCAGCTGCGCAATCTCCTCGCCTCGGTTTTTACCTCCGAGGTAGGGACTATGTAAACGGGGCTCAGTAGCCCCCATACGGGCCGTTTTCATTTGGGTCATAGTCTGATCAATCCTGTTCGTTTTGGCCCACACAGGGACCGCTAGGGACTGTACCAGTGGTCATCGGGGAGGTATAGGTCGG